GGAATACCCTTAGACTTTCTAGTAACTTTCTCTTCCATTACAGTTGAAGATTGACGTTTACTTTGTTCAGTCTTCAATTGTCTTACTGTTTTTTCTACAGCTTCTGCTTTGGCTCCTTCTTTAATCTTACCATGGTAAGCCTCTCTATCAGAGAGTAGCCAAAGTGCTTCAGCAATTAATTCATGATTAGGCTCTACGTATTGGTATTTTTCCAATAGGTGACCTAACATGTTTGTTTGTCTACCAGAAACAGATGAGTAATTAGGCTCAACTAATCCCTGGTATAAAGAGGCTTGAGTTTTCTTGTCTAATTTAAGACCACCTAACTCACCAGCTTTTAAAGTTTCATATACATTTTCCATGTATTGTCCCGCAGCTGCAGCTTGTTGCTCTTTACGTTGCTCTTGTTCAGCAATACGTTTTTGAACAATCTTTTCTTGCATCTTATCTAACTTGGGTTTAAACTTGTTAGCTAGTTGCTCTAACCTCCCTATGTCTTTATAAGAATCAATCTCTTCTTGAATTTCTTCTAAATCTCCAAACCCTGTTGCAGAAAGATATTCCTTAACAATAGTTTCTTGATCCATTTCTAAAGAAGGATCTAATTCTCTTGACTGCTCAACTTGTGCTAAACTGCTAAACAAACCTTTAAGATCTGTTCCTCCATCAGCAACATACTTTGCAGCATATTGAAGTTCTTCTGGCAAAGACTCAAAAAACTCTTGAGGCGTTTGCTCTTTAATCTTACGCTCTCTTTCACTAAAGTTAGCTTCAATTAACTCTTGAAAATCTTTAGCAGAATATTCATCTAGTGGCTTATCGTCATCAAAAGGAATAATCTTTTCATCTTCAATAAGCTTGCTAAATACATCAGCTACACCTTCAATTTTTTTACGTCCTCTTTTCTTTGGACCATCCTCTTCAGTTTCCTCAGCTGATTCTACTTCATTTACAAGATCATCAAATGATTCTGTTTCAGCTTCAACCTTAGTCTCTGCAGATACTTCTTCAACAGGAGTTTCTACAGCTGCTTCTGCAGGAGCATCAGCATCAAGAAAAGACATATCTGTCTCTTTATTTGAAAGAACGTTTGCAGATTTAACTGCTTCCTCTGCTGGTAAGGTTACTGAATCAGCACCCGGCATACCAAAGAGTTCATCCAAGTCTACGTTTACCTGAGTAACGTTAGTAGACTCTTCTACTTGTGTGGTTTTTTCTTCACTCATAATTTTGTTGGTTTTCTCTCACTATTAATATACAAATCTTCAAGGAATAAACCTTGAAGATTTGATAAAACGTTAAATGAATAAATGGATTTTAAACAGCATATAGCTAAGACAGTATTCTATTTCTTTTTAGAATCTTTCTTTTGAGGAACATCATACTTGTTTTTGTTTTCTCTAGCTATTTGTAATTGTGTATTTGCTATGCGTTCTTTAGATCTTAACTCATCTTGTTTAAGATTCATGTTTTGCTGATTCATAAGACGCTTATTAGTTTCAGACTCTCTCTTAACTTGCATTTGAGCTTGATATCTTTCACTATCCTTAACATCTTTTAAAACATCTTGGAAATCAGATTGCTGATTTTTATTAATATCCTGCATAGCTCCATAACCTGCAGATTTTATTTCAGCTTCTAGAAGTCTTGATTGACGGGTTTTATCATTTTGCTCAGCTTCAAACCTTCTAGCCATTTCTTTTTCTTGAGCTTCAGCTTGTAGTTTCTGCTGCTCCATTTGCATAGCTTGTTGCTGTTGTTGTTGACGCTGCTGTACTTGTTTTTCTTCAGCATCTTTCATGATGTCTGTAACTTCAGCAATGCTATCAGACTTAACAATATTACCCAAGTCGTAAATACTTGCTCCAGTAGTATTATTAGTAAGAGCCATTTGCTTAAGCTGCTCAAGAATTCTTCTATGATTTGCTTTAGTTGTACAGAAGACGTTGAAGTCTCTTAAAAGCAACTCTGTACCATTGATACTAAAGTTTACTTTTTCATCAGTAGACGTAATGTATTGAAGTCTTAAAGATGGGTTACTACTGTTATAGTACTGAGCTAAGTCTGTACGCATCTGGTGTACTCTAGGCATCAGGTGATCTGAATGCTGTACAAAGTAAGATTCTGTTTGAGCATAAGAACTTTCTAAAGATGCTTGAACACCTGTAGCAGTTTGCTGCTCTACAGCACCACCTAAACGTTGATTATTAACCCCAATAGATTCAAATGCCTGATTCTTAAAATAGTTTGCAAGCTGAGTTCTAGACAGTAATCTATTTGTTTGCTCTAAGTTAAGCACTTGATAGTGCTGGAAGTTAAGAGCATTTTCTGTATTAGTAATAGATGTATCAAGAGGAAGCATTTGGAAATCCTTCATTGCTACATATGCTTTAGCCAAATTGTTTTTACCCCAATCTTCTCCTAGTGAGTGACGTGGTATAGCATTTTGATCTAACATAATTACAGTACCTAGTTCATCCACTAGAATATCTGCAATCTGATTGTTTACGATGTTATAACCTATTTGATAAGGCTTCATTAAATCTACAAGAGATACTGATTTAGTATTTCTATCAGAGAATACAGAACCTTCAACAGGTAACTTACAACCATATAGAGTTGAATCACCTTTAAATTGGAACTTAAGTCTTCCTGGTTCAACTTTATCAATACCTAAGTACATTGGAGAAACTCCTTCTGGACTAGTCATACCCCAGTAAGTAGGATGATTAGGCCCAATCTTAACCCCACCCCAAACTTCATTAATCCAAATCCAATCTATATGATCACCAAAGATTACATTTTCTTTAGTTTTTTGCTTACTTGAAGCAGTGTTATAAAGTGGCTTATCAATTACCACATAGTCATCTGTAACTATGTCTTGAATAACTTGACCATCTTCTAAAACCTTTGTAAGGTGTCCAACACGTCTTTGAGTTTTCCAGTAAACTGTACTTACTCTTAACATGAAGGTAGTACCAAAGTCAAACAAGTCTTCAGATTCACCTAAGATAAAATCTACAATGTCACCACCGTTATTCATACCCAGGTCATGTGTTGCCATAAACTGACGGTAACCTAGTGATCCATTTTCAATACTATTCCACTCATGTGATTTAGTACCATCATAGAAAGAACCATCATTAGGTGTACCTGGAATAGCATAACCAGCTGCTCTAGAAGGGTAAACTTCTTCAAGCTCTTTAATCTGATCTTCATTCATCAGATAACCATACTTGTCAATAACATCAGCAACACTCATCATGTCTGATTTACCAACCCAGTTAGCTTGTGAAATATATCTTACATCTGGTGACTTATGATAGAAAGTTAGAACAGGGTTCCACAGTTCAATATCATAATCATCTTCTCCCATTCTAAAATGCCAGAACTCTCTATCTGTAATAAGCATATCACGGAAAGCTCTTTCCTCTAGCTCATACATTTTGAAACGTTCCTCATCAACCTTAGTTTGGTGCATAGCCCATTCTTCAACCATAGATCTATAATCTTTACGGAAGAAGTCTTCTATCTCAGGAAGTGTTTTAAGATTATCTTGAGACAGCATTTGCTGTACTTCTGGGTTATCCATCTGAGCACCTTGTGAAACAAGTTTAGCTAAAAGATTACTTGCTGCATCAGCTAACAAAGTCTCTTCTATCATTGCTCTCTTCTGCTCTAATAACTCATTATAAGAAGTATCATCTACAGCACGGAATGTTACTCTTGAATACTTAGTGGCAAACTCACCCATAAGTACATTAATAACATTAGGTATAATTGGGTAAAACTTAAGCTCTAGTGCAGATACATCTTCTTGTGTCAACTGATCTACTAAATCAGCATAGAGGTTATCCTCTTCTACAATGTAGTCAGTTTTATCTATAATACCTTTAGCAAGTTTATAGTTTTTAAGCAAGCGTCTAGCATTTCTTTTAAGTTGCTTCTGACCTTGTACTTCAATCCAATCTATATTCCAGGCAGCCCATTCTCCAGTTTTCTTCTTTTCAGGAAGAAACTGAGTAGGCTGTTCAAGGGTACCCATTTTGTTTTTCTCAACTTTGGCACCCGCCTTGGCTTGCATTGCATTTATAACTTTAGGCATGCTATCTTATATTTTTAAAAGCTGAACGCTTTCCTTTACCTCCCATACTACCATTACGCTTCCCTCCAATATGTCTAAAGGGACTCATATTTAATTTAGTCATTTTCTGTGTATTATCCAATTTTACAGATGACTCATTATCAACTCTTTTAGCGTACCCCCTGTTAGCTTGCTGTACTTTTGCAAACCCAATAAGAGCTGCGAATGAAACAAGTCTATCCACGTTGACACCTGGTTGATATGCCTGCATCTCTTTCATAAGCATGATATCAGGTATACGTTCAACACCAAAGGTTCTTTTTAATACAGTACCATCAGCATCTGTTTCTATATCTATTTCTTCTTTTAAGAACTCAATAGCGTAATTTATTAAGTGGTTTTTAAATAATGTACCAGTATTTTTCCAACCATACTCAGAGTACACACTACGGTTACTACCTAGTTCTTTTAAGAATAGTACTTGATCTTTAGGCACTAACCACTTTTGCTTACGCTTAGCTATCATGTATTGAATAAACAACGAAACGTTATTCTCTACAAGAGTCCAAGCTCTGTAGTATTCTATTATCTTTTCTAACTGCTCATGAGTTTTATTAATATCATCATACCTACCACACCAAGCAGCTACAATCATATCCCCCTCTACATAGCTCTTAGGACCCTCATCAGTAAGTTTTGTTACTTCAGTGGGGTTCTTGTATACATAGATGCTACAAAGTGACTCAGAAGTGGTTGTCTTACCTTCTCCTACAGGATCCACACTTGCATAGTACTGACCAAATTCAATTTTATCTGCAGGTCTCTCATATACACAAAGAACTCCAGTCTTATCTTCTTGACGCTTGTCTACTGGAAAACTATTGATAGGCTGCTTTCTACTTTTTTTAGCTTCAACACCTACACCATTTTCAATCCAGTCTAGTTCTAAATATTCTACAGAATAATCTTTATCCTCAATACGTTGACTTTGAGAGGATATAAGGTTTTGAGGGAAGAGTGACTCTTTACGATAAGCAAATGCCTCAGCAATATTGGTTGGTTTTTGTGAGATTCTTAGCTGATATTGCTCAGGACTTAAATCTCTTTTCCAATTTGCTCTCTCTTCTTGAATAGCAGTTAATGACTCTTCTACTAATGAATTACCCCAATCATCAATAAAAGGTGGCATAGACCACTGCTCAGGAATAAAAAGTCCCACTTCTCCTCTACTCCCCTTATCATCTAGCAGGTTGGTTTCTACTGCATAGATGTCGTTGGATTTTGGGTTTAATACCATCTCTTTCAATGGCTCACATTGATCAAGATCCCCTACTGATCCTGCTGCAATGAACATACCAGTAGTTATTTGACCTGACGACATTGCAGGTCTTATGTATTCATAAGTAGTATTCATCTTAGGAGCAATACCAGCTTCCTCATGGAAGAAGTAAGTAACAGGACCCCCTACACCTTTAGTAGCATTCTTCTCAAAAGACATGCCTTGTATCTTAGACATAAGACCTTTATTAGTCTTTCTACCATTTATAGATACCTCAATCTTCTGTTCCCAAAGTAAAGTCTTATCTGGGTTAGCAGGTCTATACCACGCAGTGTGCTCATTCAAAAAGTTCTTGTACTCATCTAAGAATTTCCAAGTTCCTTCATCATTAATGTAACTCTTAAGAGAGGCTCCCATCTTTAATACAGCACCCTCTTCAAACCAATAAGTATTAAGAAGTTTTCCAGCATGGAAGTATGAAGAAGCTATCTGACGTTTTTTCAGAATAGCAGCGTGTTTAAACTTTAACTCTGCCAAATATTCATAAAGAGCCATGTGATATTGAGCATCTCTAACTTTAGCAAAGCCATATTTCTTTTCTTCTTTATCGTAGATTGGTAAGAAGTTTAACCACATGTAGTAATCTCTGGTCAAGTACCAAGTATACTTTTCACCTTTAACTATCACACCAGATCTACATTTATCCTTTTGATCATCCCAGTAATCAATAAACTCCTTAGACATAAATGGAGCAGTGCAGTAAACCCCGTCTCTATTAAACTTAACAGCTTCTGAATTGAATACTAAAGCCTCTTCAGTAAAGTTATATTTACCTGGTTCAAAAAAAAGTTCTTCCATAAACTTGACAAGTTCACTTTTATCACCGAACTTTACCCTTGACCAGGAGGCTTCCTTACTGTTATAACATGGGATACTGATATCAGACATTATAATTGATCATATGATAGATTTTGTCCCCCTCTTACTGAAGACTTCTGCTCTTCCTGCAAATCAGAATAGGCACCTTTAAAAGAGCTTCTTATCTGTTCAAACTTAGCAGCAGCATTTACTATCTGATTGATGTTACCATCTCTACCATGTTCAATAGGAGTCTTCTCCATATAGTCAGCTAATCTATCAAGCATTGAACCAATACCCTTATAAGCTCTATAAGTAGGAGTTTCATATAACTCTTTACAGAATTTTAAAGCTTCTTGTATATCCTCATAGTTAGGATCAAACTCAGGAAACTCTTCTCCAGTACGCAACTCCCTCATAATTAAATCTTCCTTATCCTTTTGAGGAATATTAAAGAAAGGATTCATATCTGGATTAGGACACGTCATATAAAACAAGTAAGCATATATGTCTAGATATTCTTCAGGATACTTTTCTCTAAACTCTTTAAGAAAGTTTAAAGTGTAAGAATGCTCTGATGGAATTACTTTTCCATTCTGAATGTCAAATAATCTAACGTGCATTATTATTTTCTTTTAGGTGCTTTATAATATTTGCAACTTCCTCCTTTAGATAAGGCATCTCATAATAGATGATGTCTTGTATTACAGGATCCCCTTGAGGAGTACGTGCATAAATAGGGTAACCATTTGAGTCCTCCTGCTCTTTCTTGAACTTTACATGCTGTATAACCAGGTTACCTGCTTTAAGCCTTCTATTGTGCTTTAAAATGATGTACATGTATAAAGACAGCTGCAGGTTATAGTGATTTAAGTTGCAATCATCTAAATGCTTTACAGGCTCTAACATCTTTTGTGAACTACCTTCCCAGTTAACGTAAGACTTTTCTTTAATCTCTTTGTTAGTCTTATAGTCTGTAATATGTACATAACCATCTACAACTTCTACAAGATCTGATTGACCAGATATACCTGCAGATTTTAAGTAAACTAACAATTCAGGATAGACACCATCAGAAAGCTTTTGACTAGGTGCTAGCTTCTTATCACCTTCTGTAAGAGGTCTTATTATATCAACCTCTTTACCATAACGCTCTATAGTAGTAAACTCTAGAAGATCACTTTCTCTTTGGTTATGATACCAGTTACCCAGCTCCATAGCTCTTTCTCCCTCTTTGCTCCAGATATCTTTTATCTGATCAGGAGTTTTTCCGTACCACTTAGACTTCTTGTTTTTAGAAACTTTTTCAGCAACTAAATCTTTATCAAATGGTTTTTTAAATTTAGAAATCACAGAAGTAGTGCTGGTCCAAACAATGTTGTCACCATCATTACTTTCATACTTATGATTTTCTTCAGTAAATACTACAGACATATCACCATTTTCCTTCTGGACAAGAGTCTTCTAGACTTCTTGTTTTAAACTCTAATGAACAACCACAACTACTACAACAGGGTTGAGTACCTGGGGCAAAGCACGAAGCTCCTTTTAAATCTATCAAAGGGCATTCTCTACATATATCCATTCTTGTTCTAGATATAGTTTCAGCATGCTCTGTTTTTAGAATATAGTTTTTTAAACCTTCTAATATTCTGTGACGCTTTGACCAAACTTCTCTAAGCTTCTGAATCCTTGTTTTTAATGAAGTCATCTTTTTCTTGTTTAAGTATTTCAAATTTACCTTTAAGGTTTGTCAGTTTTTCTAAAGCTTCTTTATTAGTCCTGTATGAATCATACTTTGAAAACTCATGAGGATTTAGCTTACTAACTAACCTTTCTTTCTCTTCTATCATTTTAGAAAACTTTTGCTTTCTAATCTTAAACGTTCCTAGTTTAGGAATTAAAACGCTTGGAGCTTCTAAAGAGGATAATGTCTTTCTAACCTTACTGTAAAAAAAGTATACAGCATCGGTTACAAGCTCTTCATCCCAATCTTTTTCTTTACTGAGCTTCTTTGCTACTTCCTTGTACTTCTTCGGCCTCAACTGCTACAAATTTAAAATCAAGTAATACTGTACCATTTACTTGAACATTCAAGTTTTGGTTTAAAGAAATAGTCTTACGACTCTTACCCTTCTTAGTAAGCAGACTTTTCTTTTCTGCTTTGTTAATAGCATTACGTGCTGACTGAGGGGTTTTAAATATCTTCATTTCCGCAACCTTGTTACAGAAAGAAGTAAGCTCATCTTGTTCTAAGAGACCTAATTCAGTTAGACAGTTTAGATCTGAATCACTTATCTGAATACCATTCAAAAAACAGTGAGTCAAAATCTGGTACCTAACCACATCTCTTTTATCAAGCTTAACTCTCTTATCTACTTTATTTACTAGCATCATTACCTTCTTCATCTGATTTAGTCATTTGAACAACGTATGCGTCAGCTTGCAGCCTTTCTGCACGAGCTTTAGAAACGTCACGCAATAACTCTTCATACTTTAATTGATTGGATAAATACTTTATCTCATTAGTATAAAAAGTGTGCAGTTTTTCTTTACGATCTGCATATTCTTTTTCTGACAATTCTTTATTTGCCATAACTGTTGGTTTTAAGTTTACACTACTAATATACAAAATAAGTTTAAATATTTAAAATTTATTATTACCTTAGTCAAATGAAGACAACCATTTACGTAACTGATGAGACAATGGAATTTCCATCTTGGACTATGACAACTTCTGCTCCCATCAATCTAGAGATTTTTTACTACTATACCAGAAAGTCTATATACTTTGACAATGAGTGAGTATAACGAACATAGAAGAAATGCTAATAGCATTTTATCTAGACTGGGTAAAATAGATGGAGAGAAGCACATTCTTCAGATCCTATATCTAGCTAGGGGAATAAATTCTTTAGACGTTATAAAATACTGGGATAAAGTAAACGCTGAATTTAAAAATGCAATTAATAACAACCCACCCAATTAAGAAATCTGATTTAGGATTTCATGCTAATTTATTTGGAGGTAAGCTATTGGCTTGGTTAGATGCTGCAGCTGCTTCGTATGCTATGGAAGCAGCAGACACTCCACGGATGGTTACCGTAATGATAGATAAGTGCATATTTAAAAAACCTGCTAAAGAAGGACAGCTAATAAAGATCTACGGTAAAGTAGTGCATATTGGAAATACTTCTTTAACAATGTACTTAGAAGCTAGAGCCCACAACGTTTATTCAGGATCTCAAACAGTAATTCTTTCTACAAATATTAGATTCGTCAGGATAGATGAGAATGGAGATGCTATACCTATTAGTGATAAAGTCAAAAATAAGTATAAATGAGTCACGACTTTCAACATAGCTTAGACATCTTAAGAAGTAAAATTGATCTAATAGACAAGCAGATCATAGAAAGCTTAGTAGAAAGAATAAGTGTATCTGAAGAAATAGGAAAGCTTAAGAAAAAAGAAAACATTACTCAAATGTCATTATCAAGGCAGAGTGAAATAATTAATGAGTTAAGCGTTCATTTACAAGATTCTAAAGAATTAATCTCATCTATTTATTTAATTATATTTGAACATTCAATAAAAATTCAAAAAAATATATTCAATGAATAAGTTTACATTATTATTAGGTCTGCTAGTATCACAGCTAAGCTTTGGTCAATATAGTAATAGTGCTATTAAAAAAGCTGCAGAACAACTTAATGCAGATTCTACAATCACTTTTGATGAAGTTCTGGTAGAAGCCACAAAATTACCATTACAAACTAAAGTAGGAGAGTACGACCAACCTTTATGGTCTACAATGAGAATGTTTCCTGCAACAAGAGTTTACGTAATGAATCCTCCAGGAACAGCAATGTATGAAAAATGGTTTGACATACGTGATAGAAGAGATGGTCCTGCACAAATAAGAATGAGAGACGAGTTTACTGTTGGATTAGGTAATCGTTTACAATTAGATCTTTACAGTCATACTGTATATGATGGGGAAGGGGATATGAAAGACTTTGATTGGAGAGGTTTTTCTTTTGAATTTCGTTATGCTTTAGCAGATTGGGGAAAACTTCCAGGTAATCCAACATTATACTGGGAAACAAAAATGCTAGATGGTGGCTGGGGCATAGAGCCCAAGTTATTATTAGGAGGCTTGGCAACAGAAAGTAGTATCTGGGGGTTAAACATTATTTATGAAGGAAACGTAAAACCAACTAGAGAAGCTCAGCATAGAGAGTACGCAGCTACAGGATCATATGCATGGATTATTAATAATGACTTTACTATTGGATTTAGTGGAATGTATCGTAATAATGATTTTAATAGCGTAGAGTATTACGCAGGACCTCTTCTACAATACCGTATTAATAACAAAGCATACATTACTGTTGAAGCTTTACCTGGATTTAATCAAGATTCTAAGGCTTCAAGAAATACAGTAATAATTGCATGGAGACTTTAAAAAATGAGACTTGTATACTTACTAATATTACTACCTACTTTACTTTGGTCACAAGAGTGTTCTCCATATCGTGGTATACCTAAATACGAATTATCTAAAAATAAATCTGGAGGGATAGGCTACGTAGCTTGTCTTCATGCAAGGGGTGTAGTAGCAGAAGTAGGATATGATAAAGTATTTATAGGAGTTCTTGCAATGGGTAAAGGGCATCATGGAGCCACATACTCATACTTACAATATGAATTCCCAATTCGCAAATCAAGAGTTTACATAGGTCCAGCATACAGACTTAACCTAGATCCTACCGTAATCATAGGAAGGGTGGGTGCAGATGTACCAATATACGGCAACCTCAACCTTACAGCTAGTATATTGCAAATAAGAAAAGGACTTAACTATTTACACGTAGGATTAAAACTAGTAATATGACTGAAAAAGAAATACAAAAGCTTTTAGAAATTCAATACCTCAAAGGACGTATTGACGAATTACACAAAGCAATCCCTACAGTTACAGATCTTAGTAGACAGCGTAAGCTAGATGTACGCCTAGATAAATACTATAAGAAGCTTAAAAACACAGATGAAGTATCTTATCATCTCTATCAAGTAGAAAACTCTAATAGATACCATTCTAAGAAAAGAGGTATAGAGGAAATTAGAGAACTCCTTCAAGAAGCCTATGACCATACAGATAATGATGTGGTCAGAATCAAAATATCAAATCAACTTGATAGATACTCAAAATGAAAATCCTTCTCACTTTAATCATGGGAATAGTGGCTTTCAAGCTTATACCATACATCATGGATAAGATAATAGAGCAAATCAAAAAGTAATTTCTATTGAAAACGTTTGGTGAATTAATATTTTTATTGTACTATTGTACCATAATTAATAAATCATTGAACTATGAAACTAGAAACAATTCACACTGTAAGGTTCAACATTACAGATAGAGAGCTCTATGATGACTTTGAAGCTAATGATGGAACCTTAACACGATTTCTTACTGCCATACTAGATTCAGTAAGGTACTCTGAGAACTGGTCCAAGAAATGTGTAGCTACATACGCTGATGAATATTGGTGGGATGACGAAACTGATCAAGGACTACTAGACGTAGAGATCACTATAAGCACAGAAGGAGGAGATCTAGACTTTCAAAACATAGTACTAGACGATATTTCACAATCTACAGGTGATGAGTATCCTTCATTCTCAAAACTTACAGCAGACAGCATTGCTCAGCTAAGCACCGTAAAGCATAATCATGGATACGGATTCTTTGCAGCAATGGTATGGTGGAACACACTAATCCCACATGATAACGCTGATGAAGAAGGATCACTACTAGAAGATGAGTACAGCCCAGAGTATGAAGAGTTCTATGGCAGAATAGAAAACTCAGACACAACGCCTACACTAAACTCGTTCATCTACCAAAATGGTGATACAGAAATCTATCTGGAAGGCAACTGGGAAGGAGACACATCTCTACCATTCATGAAAAAGCAAATTAGCGAAGAATACCCTAACTTTAAATAATATCAAAATGGCTTACATACCAAAGA